GGTTATTTGATTCCCCATAGCCCCTCCAAGGTCCACGGGGACGCTCTTGCCGTCAGGAAGAGGAATGACTGCCTCATTGTAGCGACCTTCCCCTACAAGGCCCAGCGTGGGGCCTGTGACGATACCTCCGTTAGCGAATGCAGTGAAGCCGCCAGCAGCAATGCCGCCATTGGCGAATTTGAAAGCGCCGCTGAAATCAGTTGTGTTGCCTATAGCTGGAATACCAGCGTCAAACGACCCTCCGAACCCAGCAACTGAACCGCTTGATCCTCCCGCTACGGCACCGAGCCCAGGAAGCAAGCTCGTGATTCCCTTGATGAGCGCCATCTTAATATATTCAGCAATCATCTTTGCAACCATATCAGCAAAGGAATCTGCAACGCTTTGGAAGAATCCAGCAAAGGCCTCTCGCGCAGACATACTGCCAGTGACAATCCCCTTGAAGGCATTGCCAAAAGCATCCCCCATTGCATTAGTGGAAGTCTTGAGCATTTCCTGAGTGGAAATTAGCTTATTAAATTCATCTTGAATGCCACGCAAGGTTTCCTTCAGTGACCCCACTTGGGGCGTAGCAGCTTGGAATGCCTCCAAGGACGCAATTTGCTCTGGAGTAGCGCCCAGTTCTTTAGCCTGTAAAAGCTGGTCCTGAAATCCTCTGCGCTGGCCGCTGATGGCAGCCTGCTGCGGGCTAATCATCCCCGAAAGGATTGCCGCATCCTCAAGGAGCCTGTTCAACGACAGTTGCTGCTTTGTCTTTTCAACCAAAGCGCTGTTTGCCTTTTTCTGCGCCTCGTTTTCTCTGACTTGCATTGCCAAATAGCTAACCTGCAAATCATTGGACAGTTGGCCCACTTCAACATTGGCATCGGCTAGTTTGTTATTGAATTGTTGATTGGTCAACGATTTTCCAATGATTTCGCCCTCTTTGTCAAGGAGCATCTTGACAAAATTTTGCGCTGCTGCCAGCTTCGTCCTTAACTGAAGGGAGCTAGATAGCCCTTCAAGGCTCTCCGCCTCCGCTTCATTCCCCTGCAGCTTTGCAGTCGCAATTAGTTGAGCCAATCTCAGCTCTGTCTTGGAAAGATTCAGCGTTAATATGCGCTGACTTTCAAGATCCATCAATTGTTCTAGCGGCACTCTTTTTTGCGCCTTATCTTTGCTGCCGCCGCCGCCGCCGCCGCCGCCGCTGCTGCTGCCGCTACTGCCCGTGGGAAAACGACCAAGGGCTAAGTTGGCGGGCGGATTGCGGTTGGGTAGATTTGGGGGAAGGGCTGGACCCATCATCCCAGCAGTTCCACCCCCTTGAGTCCTGCCAGGGAGTCCAGCGAGATACGCAGCCCCACCCGCGACCATAGACGCGCCATTGCCCCCGAAAATTCTGCGAATTGGCTCAGGCAGCCCAGACCACCATTTAGTGATAATGGCATTTAATCCATTAAAGCCTTCCGCTGCGCTAGCTGAAAGGCTTTTGAAGAAGTCATTGAAAGATCCACTGGACGCCGTAGCGCTGGCTTCTGCTGAATCTGAAGTGTCCTTGAACACGTCTCGAAACAGTTGCCCGATGAATTGTCCAATGGAGTCAAGCTGAGAGGCTAAATCCTGATACGCCGTTTCAATGTTGCCAGCAGCGGAATCAGCATCTTGAGCCATGCCATTCACGGCGCCCCTGAAATCAGAGGCAATCACCCCTCCAACGTTGTCAACAAAATTACGGAACGTTTCATTAGTGTCATACACCCCTTTGCTCAAAAGCGCCAATCCTGCAATGGTCGCCGTAATTGGCCCCCCAAGTCCTGCAATGGCAAGTTGTAACGTTGCCAATGCACCACCGTATCCAACAATTGCCGCAGTGGCTGTCACTTGCGCTGCCGCCATGGCACCCAAAGCCAAAGTCACCCCTTTAACTGCTAACGCCGTTCCACCAAAAAGCAAGACGGACGACGCCAGTGATGAGATCAGTCCTCCATATTCCTGAATAAAGCCGACTAAGACTTGCGCCGCTTGAGAAAATGCTTTTGCCAATCCAACGAGATTCTTTTCATTATCCGCTACTGCGCTTGCAATGATTGATTGGAACTGAGCGCCCAAGGGCTGCAACTCTCTGCCCACTGATTCGCGCATTCTTGATATGGTCGTAGCAAGCCGATCTCCTGCCGCTTGGGAGCTGGCTGCAATTTCAGAGGCTGAAGCGCCATACTCTCCAGAAAGAGTGCGAACAAAGCCCATGAAGTCATTGAGCGTCACCTGCCCCTGTTCCAGCATCTTGTCTAGCTCTTGCGGCGTCTTGCCCATTGACTTGGCAAACAAAGTAAAGGCACCAGGGAGTCTTTCTCCAATTTGCTGCCTTAGCTCCTCTGCGCTCACCTTGCCCTTGCTAAACACTTGAGCAGTGGCCCTCAGTGCGCTCTCCATGTCAGACAGCGACCCGCCAGTACCCCTGATGCCTGCCGCAATACCAGTGAAGGCCTCCTTGGCTAGGTTTATGTTGCCGCCAGCGCCAATAACAGACGCCGAAAGCTGTGTAAATTGCTTATTCAGTACATCTTGCGGAATGGCTAAATCCCTGCTCGTCTTATCAATGAAAGACAGGGCATTTTGATACTCGCCCACGTCTTTGGTGATATTCCTCAGGGCAAGACGCTGTTTATCAATTTCGGCCGTATAACTAGCAGTGGCGCTTAGGGCCTGTCCAATGTTGTCCGCAAACTGTCCAAATGCCGCACCAGCAAACGCCCCAGGCACCCCCCCTGCCAAGCCGCCCGCGATGCCACCGAGAGCGCTGCCCACACCGCCGCCGAGTCCTCCTCCGTAGAGAAAGGCGCCGCCCGCTGCGCCAACGCGCTGACCGGCAGTAGGGCCAAGCCTTTGTCTTTTGTTAATATTCTCAATCCCTCGCTCTGCTTGCAAGATTTGTTTATTTAATTCCCGCCAGCGGTCGGTGTTGGGAGCAATCAAGCGGGCCTCCGCTTTCAAGCCTCTTAGCTTTGTTTCGTAAGATGCCAGTGAAAACGGTTGAAAAGCTTGAGCTGCTGCATTACTCAGCTCTTGCTGTGATTTCTTCGCTGCCTTGGCAACTTCCTCTAGGTATGCGGGACTTCCTGTGCTGCCATAGGCGGGGCCGTATTCAATTCCGCCTCGGATGGGACTCGCCACGCCTGGAATGGCGCCCTTGGCCCCCATGCCAGAGCGAAACTCCATAACTGCCCGCTGCTGTGCGGACATTTTCTTGGCGGAAGTCGCAGCAAGTTTTAATCGCCTGTCAAAATCTTCTACTTCCGCTTGAAAATTTCTCTGGCGCAGTCTATCTTCTTGACGGAACGAGTCTTCTGCAATCCGCAAAAGATCCTTATGGTATTTTGAAGCTGCGCTAACGGCCTTTGTATGAATAGCAAAATTAGCCTCAATGGCTTTATTGAGATCCCTGTAGGCCTTGTCAATGTTAACAACCGCGCTTCGGGCATCATTATATTCTTTTGTGACATTGCTAATCTGACGAGCCGCATCAACAAACTCTTCACTGCCAATTTCGGCCTTTTCAAATTCTTTTGTGACTTTATTGATTTCTGCGCGAAGCCGCTTAATGCTATTCTCCGCGCCCAGAGAGTCAGCATCAAACTCAAGTCTATACTCAGCCATTTGCCCTTGCCTCCCTTGTTAGCAACCTGTCAACAATATCAGGCAGTTGCTGAATGGCATGGTCAGTAAATGGACGCGCAGGCAATCGCCCGCCTGCCTTGGAGGAATATCCATCATGCACTTCTAGAGCATAAGCCTTCTCTGCGCCTTTTTCATCTGCGCCTGTCCAGACAAACACTGTTTTCTCTTCTCCCATGTTCTCGCGCTTTTGGCTTGCCAGTAATCCACCTAGGTCCACAATGTTTCTAGTAGTGCCAGCCTCTTCGCCGCTTTTGCGAATGGTAGCGCCTGGCCAGCCCCACTTAACTGCTTGAATTTCCTCTCGGAAATCATTTTCAGCCCAATCCATTGCCTCTTGAAAAACCCTTCCGAAGGCTCTTTCAAGCTTTACAAGCCGATTGCTTATATTGTCCTTGACAGGCACAGCCGTAAGGTGGATTTTTATTGAGTCTAGCTCAATTCTGCTCCAATCATACCTATAACAGCGGGAGGGAGCTTTTCATTCTTCATCGCCCACTTCAATGCTGCCACTGTTGAATCCTGCAAGTCATTACTATCTTTTGGCTTGTCAAACGGCAAGAACGCATCAAGGGAGATGCTATTTTTCTTCCCTCCTAGGGCACCATGCACCAAGCAAGCTAGCTTCGCCACTGCAATGCTATCAGCGTTAATCGTTTGCTGCTTTTGTTTAACCAAGCTTTCAGTGATGGCCCTTAAGAATTTGATAGGCAGCAAATGAAAGCGCTCAGCATGAAACAATGGATCGGAGACGCCTAGGTGGATCAACTGAGCATAAATTTCAGTCCAGTCTGTTGAGTGATTCAGCGCCTGCTCACAAATGCGCTCTAGCTCGCTGACAACTCCTGCTTTGGGGAATTGTCTTCCTCCTCGCCTCCCTCGTCCTTGTCTTCCCCATAGCCCTCTTCTGTGGCCATAAAGGTTTCAATGGTGGAGAGAATGGTTGACGGTAGCTTTTGCGTGTCCTCGTTGCTCCAATCATCAGTGCTTATCCACTTTTTACCATCCAGCACTTCACCGCGATTTTTAAAGAACAAGGTCACCAAGTCTTCAAACTCTTCCCGACCAGATGGAGCAAGATCAAAGATGTCAGAAACTTCCTGTCCAAATTCCTGCAGCAAGACTTCTCGGTCCTCACCAGTGGACTGAAGAAGGGCAAATGCTTCGTCTTCATTAATGCCTTTTGCCTTGGCGATCTTACGAGCCCAGCGAATCACCTCAAGGCTGAATTTAGCTTTTTTCTTGTTTTGCTTTTCGCGGCACCATGTCTCTTCAGTGAGCCAGCTTCCGTAAGAGCGGAGCCGTCT